AGAAGAAGATGTCTGTCAGGTCTACACACACACGGATTGCCCGAATTTGGCGCCATTAAAGGGGATTCGGGCGGCGAATTCGTTGGTATTTAAGGGGATTCGGTCGGATGGAGTTTGGTGGCCGTCCGATCCGGGACGATTTCGTGTGGCAGTCTCATGTTGAAGCGTCGCCGCGGTGGTTGAAGCCGTTCCTGAAGGTACCGAAGGATGCCTCGCCGCCGTTGGCGATGTCACCGGTTCACCCTGACGCAGTGGGGTCGTATGGACCGAAGGCGTGTGAGTGGATCGCCGGCGAGCTGGGGATTGACCTGCGGTGGTGGCAACGGTTAGCGGTGGTCCGCCAACTGGAGCACCGTAAGGATGGCTCGTTGTGTTGGCCTGACGTGGTGGAGTCAGCGTCGAGGCGTGTCGGGAAGTCGGTGCGTCTCCGCAGCATGGCGTTGTGGCGGTTAGCTGAAGGGCCGGCGTTGTTTCCGGAACCTCAGCTGGCGATCCATACCGGTAAGGATCTGGCGATTGTTCGTGAGATCCAGCGGGGGGCGTGGCATTGGGCTGAGTCTCAGTCGCCGTCGTGGCGGGTGGTGCGGGCGATCGGTCGTGAGTCGATCGAAGACGCGACGGGTGAACACCGCTGGCTGGCCAGGTCCACGGATTCCGTGTACGGGTATGACGTGACGTTGGGGATGGTGGATGAGGCGTGGGCGGTGGATCCGTCTACGGTTGCGGAGGGGTTGGAGCCGGCGGCGATGGAGCGGTTGTCGCCGCAGATTGTTGTGACGTCGACGGCTCACCGTAAGGCGACGTCGTTGATGCGGGGCCGGATCACGGATTCGATGGCTGCAACCTCGTCGCTGCTCATGTTGTGGTCGGTGCCGGATGGTTTGGACGCGTCTGAGCTGGGGACGTGGCGGGCGGCGTCAGCGTTCTGGTCACCGGCGCGTGAGCGGCTGATTTCGTCGAAGTGGGAGCGCGCGGTCCGGGGTGAGCAGGACCCGGAGCTGGATGACCCTGACCCGTTGGCGGGGTTTGAGTCGCAGTATTTGAACCGGTGGCAGCTGAAGCTTGGTGCGGGTGGTGCCCTGCCTGGGTGGTCTGATCTGGCGACGGAACGCATCCCGCCGGCTGCGGAAGCGTTGGGTGTTGCCGCGGACGTAGCGGGGGCGTGGTTTTCGCTCGGCGCGTTTGGTTCGGATTTTGTGGCGCCGGTGTTGCGGTGGCGGGCAGCGGATGGTGTGGGCCAGTTTGTTCGGCAGGTCGCCGATATTGCGTTGCGACGGTCGTTGCCGGTCGCGGTGGGGTCGAAGAGTGCGGCAGCGTTCATGATCCGGGATCTTGAGGATGCGGGCGTGTATGTGATTCCGACGTCGTTTGATGATTTTGTGCAGGCGTCAGCGGATTTCGCGGATGCGGTGGAGACGGGGATGATCACGCACGGGGCGATGCCGGAGCTGGATTCGGCTGTCCTGGCGTCGCGGTGGCGGAAGGTGGGGGACCGTCGAGCGTTGGATACGCGTGGCGCGGACGTGTCCATGTTGGAGGCTGTGGCGTTGGCGCGGCTGTTGGCGGTGGGTTCTATGGCTGGCCCGCCCACAATCTATTAAGAGTTCGGAGGTGTCGTAGTGGGTTTCTGGGACAGACTGACTGGTGCTGACGCGACCCCCAACGGTAACGTCGGCACACCCCCCTCCGTCGGTCCCGGATACCGTCCCGGCGACCCTGACGGTGTCGAGTTTGAGGATGCGGAACCCACCGGCAACCGGATGGCCTCTATCCTCACGTCACCGTGGGATGGGTGGCCAGCGGAGTGGTCGACACCGGCGTGGACGCAGAACGGGCGGGTAGGTGAGCTCGTTGACGCCGCGTGGGGTGCGATTGACCTGAACGCGTCGGTTATGTCAGCGATGCCTGTGTACATGACCCGCGGTGGGGACGTGTTGGAGCCGGCGTCGTGGATGACGAACCCGGACCCCATGATTTACACGTCATGGGCGGAGTTCGCGAAACAACTCTTTTGGGACTACCAGCTGGGTGAAGCGTTTGTGCTGCCGATGTCGACGGGTGCGGATGGGTGGCCACTCAATTTTCGGGTGATCCCGCCGTGGCTGGTGAACGTGGAGATGGGCCCTGCCGGGCGGGTGTACAACATCGGGTCTTTGAATGTGACGGACGAGATTCTGCACATCCGGTACACGTCCACCACGGACAGCCCCCGCGGGGTTGGTCCTCTGGAGTCGGGGAAGTACCGGCTGATCGCTGCCGGTGTCCTGGCGCGGTATGCGGCGGAGGTCGCTCAGGGTGGTGGGATCCCGTATTACTGGTTGGAGACGGAGAAACGTCTCACCCCTGAAGAGGCTGCCTTGTTGAAGCGGCAGTGGTGGGAGGCGCGGACGTTGAACCCTGGTCAGCCGCCGATCATGACGAACGGTGTGAAGGCGAACCGGATGCAGTTCACGCCCGCTGAGATCGGTTTGACCGAGCTGGCGCAGTTCAACGAGTCACGTATCGTCACCATGTTGGGGGTTCCCCCGTTCCTGATGGGTTTGCCGTCGGGTGGCGATTCGATGACTTACTCGAACGTGTCTTCACTGTTCGATTTCCATGATCGTGCCTCTTTGCGTCCGAAGGCGAATGCGGTTATGACTGCCCTGTCTGGGTGGGCGTTGCCGCGGGGGAAGTCGGTTGAGCTGAACCGGGATGAGTACTCGAGGCCGGCGCTCGCTGAGCGGGCGGAGGCGTATGTGAAGCTTGCCGGTATTAACGCTCTGTCCGTTGATGAGATCCGAACTATGGAACGGCTGCAAGGCGACGCGCCTACGCCTCCGCCGCCCCCGGCGCCGCTGACCGTGCCGGTGCAACCGCAGGAGGACACGATGGCAGCCGCAGCGCTAACAGGTGGACAGACATGACCGAACTAGAACCATCTCCCGCTAACACGGAAGCACCCACTGTCGCGGTCGAGTACCGTTCGTCGAACGTTGCTGGCGTGAACTTCGCGCAACGCATTATTGAGGTGATCGCTGTCCCCTGGGACCAGGAAGCCGCAGTTGAGTACCGGGGTGAAATGTGGCTGGAACGGTTCCTGAAGGGTGCGTTCGACGGTATTGAGAAACGTGCCGGCCGGGTCCGCGTGAACCGCGACCACGACGGGCGTCGTACCGTCGGTAAGGTAGCCAACTTCTTCCCCTCCCGTGAGGAGGGTCTCGTCGCGGCGGTCCGTATTGCTCAAACTCCCCTCGGCGACGAGACACTTGCACTCGCTGACGAGGACTGTCTGGGTGCGTCGGTGGGGTTCGCGGTCCGCGGATCCGACCAGGACTTGAACCGGCAAACCAAAGCCCGGATTATCAAACGGGCGTTCATGGATCACCTGTCATTCGTCCCCGATCCTGCGTATGCGGGTGCGGGTGTTTTGTCTGTCCGCACCGCTGAACAGCAGGTGTCGGACTTGAAGCCGTTGGTGACTCCGGAGCTTGACGAGGCCCGCGCGTGGTTCACCGAGTTCCAAGCATCACTCAAGCGCTAGATCAAACGTTTCAACCCAGCGTTACCGACCCCCCAGATGTGGTCGCCTCGACGAATGAGGCGGGTCGTAGTGGACGCTCACTGGCCAAGAGGGCCCCAACCAGAGATTGACCTAACCCTCTTCATAGGAGTAACCCCAATGTCCGACCTCACCACCCAGAACGACGCCATGATCGGTCGTATCGAACGCGAAATCGAGGAGCGCACCGCGTTCGTCGAAGGCATCATCGGTAACGCCCAGGACCAGGACCGCGACCTCACCGATAACGACAAGGAGATGCTGAAGAGCGCCCGCGGGCGTCTCGACAGCCTCAAGGAGCAGGCTGACACTCTGTACGACTCCCGTACCCGTGTCACTGAGGCCCGCAGCCGCGCCGTCCAGGTCGGCACTGAACTTGCTCGTCTCCGTCAGCAGGCCGACAACGGCCCGGTCGAGTACCGGTCCGCCGGTGCCTACCTGTCCGACTACATCGCCGCCTCCACCGGTTCCCGTGACGCGCATGAGCGCCTCGAGGTGTTCACCCGTGCCGCCGCTCACCAGAAGACGTCCGACAACCTTGGTGTCGTCCCTGACCCGATCGTCGGCGGTGTCATCAACTTCATCGACGCCTCCCGTCCGCTGGTCAACTTCCTCGGCCCGCAGAACCTGCCGTCCGCTACCTGGTACCGCCCGAAGGTCACCCAGCGGACCCTCGTCGCCGCTCAGGGTTCTGCTGGTGCGGCTGCCGACGAGAAGGCTGAGCTGACGTCGCAGAAGATGACGATCACCCGGCTCACCGGTAACGCTGTCACTTACGGCGGTTACGTGAACGTGTCCCGCCAGGACATCGACTTCTCACAGCCGTCCATGCTTGATGTCGTCATCAACGACCTCGCATCCCAGTACGCCATCCAGACCGAAGCAGCTCTCGGTGTCCTCGTCAACGCGCAGGCCAACAACGTGGAACTTGCACCGGTCGCCGCTGGCGGTAGCCCGTCAGCGACTGAACTGGTCGCCGGTCTGTGGACAGCTATGGCGAACGTGTACGCCGCCACCAAGGGTGTCGGTCGTGTCGCCCTCGTTGTGCCGCCGGCCCGTCTGGGTGCGTGGGGTGGGGCGTTCGCTCCGGTGAACCCGCAGAACGCGCAGTCTCAGGGGTTCGAGGCCGGGAACTTCGGTTCCGGTGTCGTCGGCTCCATCTCCGGTATCCCGGTGATCTGCTCGCCCTCGTACCCGGTGACCACCAACCACTACGGTGCCGTTATCTCTTCGGCTGCGGTTGAGGTGTATGAGCAGCGGATCGGTGCCCTTCAGGTCACTGAGCCGTCCGTGCTGGGTGTGCAGGTCGCGTACGCCGGCTACTTCACCCCGATGCTCATTGAAACTCAGGGTGTCCAGCGCATCGTCAACCTCACCTGATTCGCGATTCAACCAAGGAGAGTATGAAGATGTTTGAGAGCGAAGACGGATACCTCACCGGTTCCATCGACGTCAGCAAGCTCGACTCCCACAAGCCCAAGTCTGATGAGGCGAAGGCACAGCTGGAAGCCCTCAAGGCGGAGAACCAGGCCGGTCGGGACGCTCTGGCACGGCAGGCGGAAGCTGTCGCAGTCGTCAACCCGGACCAGGACGAACCCCCGGCAGACAACCGTGACATTCAGGGTAAGTCCGTTCCCGTCGACGACTCATCCGATGACGGGGACCTTGACGGGCTCCGTTCGGAAGCTGAAGCGGCCGGTGTCAAGGTCGACCGTCGTTGGGGTGAGGACCGT